ATCAAGCTCGTGATAGGTCATAGATTGGCACTCATCAACAACGATAATAGAATTATCAAACGTCAATCCTCTTACGAAGGATGAGGTCATGAATTCTACCATACGTTTTTGTTTTAGTATTTCCCAGGCATCTCCTCTTTGAAATAGGTCATTTGTAATATCGGCGTAGGGAACTGTGAATACTGCTTCTTTTTGAGCCTTGGAACCAGGCATGAAACCTTGTTCGCGGGTTTGTACAGCTGATCGAATAACTATAAGTTTTTCATATTCTGGTTGAGTAAGAACGTCGGTCAAACCAAGGTACATTGCGCACATGGTTTTTCCTGTTCCTGCTGTACCAATTGCTGCTATGTTTCTGTCATTTCGATAACTGTCAAACATTTCCTCCTGTGTAGTGGTGATTGGCTCAATTTTCCTCATTGAAAATTTATTATTTACAACGTGGTTAAATTCCCTGTCCTGTCTCCGCTTTTCCTTTCTGGACATACGGCGAGCTTGTTTGGCCATGAAACCTCCTTAGAAGTCATTTATTGTACTTTTTACGTTTCTTGATCCCGGGTGGTGGGATTTAATGTTTTTGAGGACATCACGAAAACTATCTGACGGCTTACGAAGCCCCAGACGGACCGGGTCACCGATTCCCGGCGCAGAAGTAATAATGGATTCGAGGTGGGGGTTTTCTTCAAGGAAGGTGAGCTTCTCCGAATAAGACATTATCTTATCGAAGGACTCTAGAGTTTCTTTGTCTCTAAAAGTATAGATTGGCATCATTTCTCCATATATGGATTTATTTATATAAAGTTGTAATAGAGATCCGCCCAATTTTCAACTAGAGGTATGTCGTCTGACACATAATCTTCATTAAAGCCGTGTTTCATTAGGACAGATCTTAGACCTAGATCACGTCCGACTTCGGCATTTGCAATCTTATCTTCAACCCAGAGACAGCCAGAATCTTTGTATTCTTCTAGTGCCTTATCTTTATCTGCACCTGTATCTAGGTAGATATACTTTTCAAATACAGTAGGGCCGAATAATTCACACAGATTCTTAGTTCGAAGGTGTTGAGCATACTCATCATTACTCAGAGAGGTAATTGCATGGAATACATAACCTCGTTCTTCATGCATCTTTTTGACGTATTTGATAGCATCTCTGAGGGGTGGGAGTCTTCGAATTGTGGCTGATTCATTGAACATTCGGATTAGGCGCTTTACATCCTTTCTCTTCATGCTATATGAAACAGCCATATCGTAGACTGAATCGAATTCTTTGTGGTATCCGTGTCGCTTCATCCACTGGTCAAAAGCATATTCCCAGTCTAGCAGAACACCATCGCAGTCAACAAGAATAACCTTGTCGGCAATATTGCTCATAACATCTCCAAAAAATCAATTTAACTCTGTAATTATAATACAGAAATGAGCAGTTGTCAACACTTATTGGTCATTAAATTCTTTAAAATTGAAAACTTTCTCGTCTCTGCGTCTTCGACGTTTCATTTTCTTATCGTGATTCTTACGCTTTTCACGACGGCGATCTTCGTGCTGATCACCCCATTCATTGTCGTATCCTTCACGGAAGTTTTTGAACCGCTTAGCCATTTTATTATCCTATCTTGCTCCTGTAAATATCAGGAAAAGCCTCTACCAGAGTCTTTTCGGTTAACCCTTTAATCGGTTTCTGAGATATAACGTGGTTTGCCAAAAGATCTGCATCGTCGTCATTGAGATCTTCCAAAAGACTGATGAATAGTGATTCTCGTTTTACCTGATTCAAATCATCATAGCCACCACCCTTCACAAAAATGCGAAGTCGTCTTGTTTCTTTGTACAGCAAACCCTCTGTACCTTCCTCCATATTATTTTTCTTCCACGGAGGGGGTGAATCAGGGAGCAAAAATTTAACGTTTTCTTTGTCATACGTTAGTCGCAAAATTGAGCGTAGTGGTATACAATCATACGACTGTAGCCATTTGATCTTTTCACTCTTTGTTTTTATCTCCGAAACCTTGTTTAGGATTTCTGAGATTGATAATCGTACAGCCATAATTAAAAGTCCTGTATATCTGTGAGTAGATTCTTCAATTTCTGTTTAATAAAATAATTAAATAATTGTTCTCTACCGACATTTTTATCTTTACGGTATTCATCTATAATTTGATCTTTGTACTCTTGAGGGATTTGACCGAGATCAATCATCAATCGATTGCGCTCATAATTCCTCAATACTTCTTCCGGCATATTATCTGGGTTCGAATAATCAGCCAGTTTTTTCTTAGTCATAGGTCTTTGCCTATCACCGACAACCAAACAGTTATCATTCATCAACACATTCGGAACACCGTCACCGGCATCACCCTTCAGAACGTGTTCACTAAGATATTTATCTGGATTATCATGTCTCACCCACTTTTTCATTACTGGGTTGTATTGGTCGACATTTGCATATCTCTGAAGCTGGATATAGTCTTTGTCACCAGATAGAATAAGAAACTTTTCTGAACCAGTATTGAGTTCGGTACCTTCTTCGTGAATGATGGTACCAATGATATCATCAGCCTCACATCGTTCAATATCAATGACTTTATAGGGAAAGAACTCGTCTAGTTCTGCCTTGATCTTATGAAGACATTCGAAAAGAGCGTTCCAATCTAGGTCGGACTCATCTCGGTTCTTTCTACGATTTGCCTTGTAATAGGGAAAATAATCTCGACGCCAGACATTCTTATTGTCTGCGCAGATAATGATCTCGCCATATTCCTCTGAGAACTTCTTACGATTCATTCGCAAAGAATTAAGAAACATGTGTCGAATGAGATTTTCATCGAGGTCGATGTTGTGGTGATTACCAATACTAGCAAATAGAGAGGCTAGCATCACCTGATTGTAGTCTACAAGAATAGCCATAATTTAATACCATAGTTTAATTTGAATCTCTTATTTTAATCTATTTCGTCATCAATGTCAACCATTTTTTCTGTGATTTCTTCGACGGTAATATTTTCAGTTGCAAATGTTTGAAGTGGATGTTCAATCCCACTTGCCTGTAAATGCAGCGATCGAATAGATTCTAAAATGAGGATCATGGAAGGGTAAAAGGCATCCATATCTTTTTCAAAGTCACATCCTGCTCGACCCAACTCATTGATTACACTTTGCCAAAGAATATCTGCCACTTCGGTAGCATAACTTTCTTTGTATTGTCTGATCTGAGCTTGAACCTCTTCAGCCGATTGGGGTGGAGCATCAAGCTTAATCTTGGGGAATGGAATTACATTTTTATCCGACATTTTTCTCGTATTCAGCAATTACATTTGCTAGTGTTGCATCCCAAATTGTCTTAAAAGAGGCGATGCTGTTACGGGCAAGATTAAACCTATCTGAATAGGTAAATCTCGTGAAGTAATTCTCGTCATTGTTCATGACCTGTACCAATTGCTTTGCTACAGAATAAGCATAGTTCGCATGCTCGTTATTATTTTCTTTGAAATCATAAGTGATTGTTGCATTAGCACAGGTCTCTGCTAGAGCACCATAATTCGGGTGGATACAAATTACCTGACTCTTAATTGCTTCAATCAACGCAATGCAAGAGGTCTCTTTCCAAATATTAGGATATAAGAAGATATGTGCCTTATCAAGTGCCTCCAAGACTGTGGCGTTGTCTACCGCACCGTGATAGGTCATCTGTGGGTGAGATTCGATCTTATCAAATAGTTCCCTGTAGGGTTCGTCACGAGATTCCCAACCGTAAATACCAAATGACGAATATACATCTAGGTGTATGTTGGTGAATTCTTTAGCCAACGCTTCGAATACGGGTACGAGAAGCTCTAGACCTCTATGGGGTGTTGTATGATAAACGAAGCGAATCGTCTCCTGATCTTTCTCACGAGGAGCATATTCCTTTTCTACGGCGTTGTGAATCACCACACAGCGAGAATATGGGATACCATATCGAATGATATATTGGTCTCGTTGCCAAGCAGATACGAAAATCAGTCGGTCAAATTTTTGCCAACCACCGTCGACCAATACACGGTTTTCTGGGTCTTCTGCAAGATCATGGCACCATAAAATATTAGGTACATCATCATACATTTCTCGGGTGCGTGAAAGGTGAATGGCAACCTTACCTAGATAGTCAGGATTGACATTATCGACGAGACGCTGTCTCATCATTTCGGTACCACCGTTAGAATTTTTAGAAAGTTCGGTGTTAATCACTTCACCTTTGTATACAACGCTCATATTTTACTCCACAATTTTAATCGAATTCATATTCTCTACTCGAAAAGACCTCCAGCCATTTGCTTCCAAATCCCAAACAGCCATGACGCTCTCATTCACCGGTGCCGGAGAAAAACCTCCAGTAGTGGTTGCTGTAGTAGTCGTTTCGGGGATTTGATCTGGCTTAAGGGTACATTTCATCAATCGGTTCTCACCATTTACTTTGGTGAAATCAACGATACAAACATTTTCAAGCAGTGTTCCTTTCAAATCATCATAATTCATAATGTTACCTTTTCTCCACGTATGGGGTGATTAATAAGTGCCTTATTCAACCTATCAACCCAGTTAAGTCTGTACTCAATACTAATGAGGCTTTGAAAGAAGTCTCTTATTGTCCCATTATTATGTATACGATAGGTCAAAATTGATGCAGGCATTTCTAGGACGAAATCATCTTCGATTTCAGTTTCATAATTAATGACAATCTCGTTGGTCTCACCGAAGAATTTGCCATTAAAGTATCTACGAGAATCATTCTGAAAACTGCAACCCTGTCTGGTCAGCTGAACAATTGCCATATTTTCTGCACCGACCTTATCGATGATGGGTTGTAGCTCTTCTACAAATCCACCATCACTGATTACATAGTTGCGATTCGTGTCGATCTCTTCTGCTACCATCTTACCGAAATAATCTTTGCCCTTTGTGGGTTTAATTATTTCTTCGGAGGTATGAATCATTGCTGTTCGACGAGAATGATTTTTAAGAGCCAGTTCTCTTACTTCTTTTTTGGTACGGTCATTATAACCGTCCATAAACCAATCTTCTTTCACACCAAAATATTTGATGGTCTCTTTGAAGAGCTGTTTCTTAAAACTTAAATGTTCGAAATCGAATCTATCGCAGAAGAAATTTGCCGCTTCATCTTTACCAGTGCCAGGTGGTCCATTAAAGATTAGTATCATTATCTGTTTTTTCCTCAAAAAAGCCGTATTTAGCTATGTAATAAGCATCAATGATGTCACTGATGGGGTTCCAATTTTTAGTTGATATTATATCAAGTCTAGCTCGAATGTCAACCCCTGTTTCAGCAATAAATGATTCATACATCAATTCTTTACTGGCATTACCTTTACCACTGCCGAATTTCTTGATTACGGTTGGGGCAGGAACCTCAAATGGAATACCACATAACCATAATCGCTGTTTTAGGTAACCACCATTCTCAGCTATATTAAATACACGCCCAACAGCGCCAAATGCATATCCCTCAATATATGCCTTCGATACGTCATTAAAGAACATAACGTCGAGTGACCAGGCTGAGAGTTTTTCGTATCTGTCTTGATCATTGACCCATTCTGGGTAGTCATATCCAACGAATTCGCCACCATCGGTTTGCTTTTTCTTTCTGAAGAAGTGGAATTGACAGTTTTCATATTTCCATTCATCACCATGGTGTACGCATATTGCCGGACTTGTTAGGCTGTAGTCCACACCAGCTATTACCATCATTTTTCTCCATCATTACAATAGAGATATTTATCAATCTGCCCGATAGAAAATATGCGACCCTATTCTTCCAGTAGAAGCAAACCTATGTCTCCAAGATGGATCAACGTAAGTGGCATGATAATGTGTTGCCCCTTCGGTAATCCCCCGATAAATGTTTTTATTCAAAATATGAGAAGCCACTAACTGAGACTGATACCAGGCATCTTCATCAGCAGGATCATCTGATTTACCGTCACAATACCAACTGAATTGGCACCTATTTCGTATCGGCACTTTCCTGCCTCTTTCTTCTAACCACCACTTTGAATAAACAGCTTGATATACTACATCGCAAACCGTGTTCGGGTATCTATTATCATCAACCCTATTCAACACAACATCTGATACAGCATACATTCCAGCCAGATTTTCTGATCGGGCCTCGTGGTAGATATTGAGCGCAAGACAATATTCTTCTTCCGTCAGATTGAGTGAGTTATCGGCGAATGCTAGATACGCCGTCGCTGCTAAAATAAAAGAGATCAAGTATTTCATATCAAATAGGTCTTCGTTTTAGTACAGTAGTTAGTCCTCGCTTTTTCTTTTCATTATTATTGGAGTCTTCTTTAGTTGACGATTCGTCGAACCACCGTTTCATTGGTTCTGACTTCTTCGGTCTGGGTGGTGCTCGGTCCCAATCGATGGGTTCTTCTTTTGCATCCATTCGCATAATTTGTTCTTCATCTACGAGTGGATTCATTTGTTCACGATCTCGTTTAAACATACCTGTCGATACGATAAGAAGCATGATTGCAAGTGGATCAAATACAAAAATGATAAGAATGATAACACCACGTACAGCTTCATCAAAATATGTTCGAGCTTCATCTCCGTAGACTAACTCAGCAATGTATTTTAAAGGACCAACCTCGACTTCGAGAGCCAGTTGCTCTTGCTTGAGCGGCGTGAGACTTTCTTGGAGTCCATCAATGCGAACGTACGCATCATCAATCGTTTGGTTGAGAAGACTCCTCTCTTCCGATTGACTTTGGCGAACTGCAATCGAACCTGAAGGACCACGAATCCTGTCGTATTCGATGAGGGTGGCGACTTGCGAATCCAATTGCGAGAGTACCGTTTCTGCATCAGTAATGATTGATTGCTGCCTTCCAATCTGTCGCTCCAAGTTAGTGATTTGTAATTCATTATTACCTCCAACCTTCACGGATTGCTCAATGTGAGCTTTTGACAAATAACCAAAAATACCCATGCTCGTAATAAACATGAGTACGAAAATAGTAAAGCTAAAATAAGTGCGGACGAGATAATTGACACGATTCCATTCATAATGTAACCAGGCAGCAGATACGAGTTTACCAACCTCGAGAATGCCAGCCATGATTACAACCGACAGGAATGCGCCTGAGAATATAGTAGCTAAACCTACGATACTAAAATATGCGGCGACGGATGCTATAGCTATCGATGTAGCAAGTGTTAAGTACTTCAAGTGAAATCCTCTTAGACTTAACGCCTCATGCTAGCATGATCTTTTGCTTCTTTTTCGTCAATGATAGGCACCGCGTTTGATTTATGCATGGTGCTAATACCTTTCACTAGAGTGCCTGTATACTTTTGGGGCTCTCTGCGGGGCGTTGGATTTGTTGTTTGCTGAGACGTAAGGCCTCTCTTCTGCGCGCTGTCTGCCGAAGGGTAGTTTGGTGTTGCGCGCGTGTACGCCTTATTTGTCGTCTCATAGGGTTTAAATTCCTTTTTAAGTTTAACTTTCCCAAAGGCATAGTCTATATATTCTTCCAGTGTTTTATACTGGCTATCGTGAAGATGCTTTTGGCGCATAAGTTTGTTATGAGCTCGCCATTGTATTTCAAGCTCAGCAAGTTTTGCCTTTGTAAGTTTGACTGTTGGCTTACGAGTATTAAGAGAAGAGTAGCCTTTCAATAAATGCATTGTCATTGCAAAGTCTCCAATTAGGAAGAACCCCAGCGCAGTGATGCCCCCTCATCCGTCGATGGGCAGGTCAACAGTGATAGAGTTCTATATTAGTGAGTGACACGGTTCTCAATTTTCCATTTTTCGGGGGTGTACGGCAGGCTCACCTCCGTGTCACTCGTCCCCTTGCCGGCTATTGAAAAAGCGCCGACTCTATTCATAATAAAAAGAGAACTGGTGGTTCGTTACCGTCATGCTCTCGGAGCGCCGTGGCCTATTCCCACCAGTTCAAAAGCTATTCTACCATAGCTGGGTGCATATGTCAACCCCTAAGACCAACTTTTTTTGCAGTCTCGAGAATGATCTCGTCCATCTTTGGCTCAACGATTCGATGGATGTAATCCCAGTTGGGATTGCTACGATAGCGATAAGACTCGTTAATTTCTGCCATTACGCCAGGAAAGAACTTGCCGATCGATGGACCACGATTACAACCGCCGTTGTTGAAGATATCGTAGTAAGCATTAGAAGCCTTGCGGAATCGCTCGACTTTCTTGTTCTCACACTCGCCCATTGCAGGCACGAATTCTTCCAATTTCTCAGACAGATCCTGCCAAGTTCCAGTACCATTCCAATAAGTATTTTCCATAACTTTAATCTCTCTCTTAATCTAATCGACAATGAGCTTCGGCAGGGATACCAGCATCCCGAAGGACTTCGGCATAAGCTTCTGCACCAGCCATTTTTACACTCATATCTTGAGTGTTGATATTAGCCGGATTCCAAGTGTACAAGCCA